CTAAATAACACAAGAATTATAGGGGATTTCTCTTTGCATTAAATTACTCCTAATAGTTTTATATTTAGGTTCGTCTAATATGATTGAATAAATCTTATATATGATAATTTCTTCAGTAACATTGAAGTATTCAGCCATTTCTGGAATTGATGATATACAACGATTCAGAGCTTGTACAAAATCATCATCTTTTATTAAAAAATTAGCAGCCCATAATCTAGCTTTTAATTCTTTTTTATTTTTAATAAGTTTATTAGAATAAGACTGTGACTCTTCGGTTAGGTTACCAAATGTAGTAAAATGATGTCCCAGTTCCTCGCTGAGCGTAGATAAATATCTTTTACTATTATTAACTATAGATTTATTTATAGCGATAGTAGGAGGAACTCCTGGTATTTTAAAATAGATTCCATCTAGATTGGATGAGGTTAAAGTTATTTCTTCAACAACTATATTTTCCTTTTCAATAATATTGAAAATATTAATTATGTTTTCCAATTATGTCACCACCATGTATTTTATGGTATAATTATACCATAAAACAAGAACATATGTTCTAGAATGGAGGTATAAGTTACAGTAGAATTAAATTTAAAATTTTTTCGTTGTTGAAATGGAAAAATAAGTTTTATATAATTATAAATGTGTTTAGAGAATATTACTCATATTAAACTTTTACAAAATTTAAAAGTTAGGTGGAATAAGTGTGAAAGTATTATTGTCAATTAGGCCAGAATATGTAAAAAGAATATTTGCTGGAGAAAAAAAATATGAATATAGAAGAAGTTTGTTTAAGCGCAATGATGTTGAAACAATTGTTGTATATGCTACAAAGCCTATTGGAAAAGTAGTTGGAGAATTCCAAATTGGAGATATTATAGAAGATGATCCAATGATAATATGGGAAAGAACTAAGTTATATTCTGGAATTAGGAAAAAAGATTATATGGATTACTTTAAAAAAAGAGATAAGGGGTTTGCTATTTCTATAAAAAATATTTTTATGTATGATACCCCATTAGAATTAAAAGAACTAAATCCAGAAATAAAGACTGCTCCACAATCTTTTAGATATATCTTTTAGGAGGGAATACATGGAATTTAATAATATCATATTTGTAGGGGGAATACATGGAGTTGGAAAAACTACATTATGCAATCATATGTCAAAAAAATTAAAATTAGAAAATTATTCTTCAAGCGATTTAATAAAAAATTTAAATTCTAAAAGAATTAGAACTGATAAAAAAGTAGATGACATAGATAAAAATCAGAATGTTTTAATTAGAGCTGTAAGAGAATATTTACTTGATAGTAAAAAAGATTATATATTAGATGGACATTTTTGTTTAATTAATAATGAGAATGATATAGAAGAGATTCCAATTGAGACATTTAGAAAATTAAACTTAAAAGTAATTATAGTAATTACAGATAATCCTAAGAACATAATGAAAAAGTTACAATTTAGAGATGATAAAAAATATTCATTAGATTTTATTGATTTCTTTCAGAAAAAAGAAGTAGAGTATGCTAAATTTGTAGGGAAAAACTTAGGAATAAAGTCTGCAATAATAAATATAGAAGAATGTAGTATGTGTATAGATTATATTAAAAAAATAATAAAAATATAGGATAGATGTTCTTAAGAACACCTACCCTATATTTTTTTGAATTCTATACACATGACTTTATATTTACAAACTTTAGATTCAGAGTAAATTGAGTATAGTTCATTTAAAATTACATTTTGAGATGAAGTAGAAAATCCAATTCTTTTACCATTAATGTTAGATAATAAATCAGAAAAAGAATTAAATAACTTAATATTTATTACTTTGACTTTTATAGATTTATCGTGACTATTAAAAATGATTATGTCTCCTACTGATAACTTTGATCGTTTTTCATCTAATAATCTAATCTCAATATCTTTTGATCCATTTACAATATAATTAAAATACTTTTCTTGTAAGTTCATGTTAAATGTCATTTTATCACCTGCCATTTAAAAAAATATTATAACTATTCAGAAATAATAATTATTGATATGAGATTAAAACAAATTTTAAATTATATAGTTTTGATTAACCTCGCCTAACCTGATTATTTCATTAAATTCGTGACTAGTCAATGGAACTAATCCCCAATAACAATTACCGTTCATCCCGACTTCATCAAGTAATCGTCCTCTTATTATTCTCTTGGAAAGAGAAACATTATAAGTCATTTTTATCACATAATATGGATCATGACTATTTATAAATCCCTTTAGCTCGGCATCAGTAAAGATGCTATAATTTTTACAAAAATCTTTTAAAGATTTGAAATCAGGAAATGAATTGATACTATGAATTTTTTCAACCGTGCAAATAGTAGTTGCTACGGCTCTATAATAAGCTGCGGCTTGTCCATCGCCAGTTCTGTAAATTACCAAATTATCGTTAGGTTTAATTGAAGACATATTACTCATTTTTGCAATATAAATTTTTGTTATACTATTAGTATGTGATACGTCTTTTATTATATCAAAAGTTTCATTAAATAATTTAGAATCTGGAAATAATTGAGTGTGATATTGTGGTTTTATTGCTAGTAGAAAGGCTTTAGAATTTGTATTAATTAGTGGATAATCTAATAATAAATCATTTCTTATGTTATTTAGATTTTTAACCAAAACGTTCTCTACTCCGTTTGCAGTTGTTTTTGTTCCATGAATATAGAAACCAAACTTTTCAAACATTTTTAATAAATAGCTATGTTTTGAAAATACAGTGACATATATTGTAGCTATTGATTGACTTATTGCATAGTCTAAGCTTTTTTTAATAAAACGTTCACCTAATCTAGTACCATGAGGATTAATTTTAAAAGTTCCGATTTTTATAGATTTACTTTCATTTAAATTAGGTTCTATATCAGTTATAGGACCATTCTCTATCTTGAGATATAAAAATCCTTCTAGATTATTGTTTACTAGTTGTATAAATGCCGATTCTCCTGATTCAGATTTACGGTTAAACCAATTTTCAAACTCAGAATAATCATTTTTTAATGAATCAAAAAATGGATCATTTAAATTAATTTCATTAAATTGCTTGTACAAAAATTGTTCTTTCATGCTTGCAACTCCTTTATAAATAAATTTTAATTGGTGTATATTAATATTATATCCACGAACTGTAATATATAAAAGTGTATTTTAAAATAAATTTCATAATATGATAAAATATTACAATATAGAGTATATTTTCAACTAAGCATTTCAGAAATAGAGTTTTTTTCATTTAAGCTTAATGTTTGTTTATATTGTTGAGCTAATATAGTTTTACAATTTTATTATATTCTTTATAATATTAACAAAATTAGTCGGAAACTTCTACTTTATAGTGGAAAAATGAACAAATATTAACTATAATTAAGTTAAACGAACATAATAGAAGAATGAGGTATAGAAATGAAGAAGAAGTTTTTAAAAGCTACAATGGCAATTATGATAGCGAGTGTAACAGTTTTAACACCAATTACTGCAAATGCTGCATGGAAGCAAAATAGTACAGGCTGGTGGTATACACAAGGAAATTCTTATACTATGGGTTGGTGTCAAATTGATAATCAATGGTATTATTTTGATAACAATGGGTATATGAAGACTGGTTGGATTAATGATAATGGTAACTGGTATTATTGTTGGTCTAATGGACAAATGGCTCATGATTGTTATATTGGAAATTATTATTTAAATAGCAAAGGGGTTTGGACTACAAATACGGGAAGTTCATCTAATATTGAATCTGTTACAGATAGCCAAATCGCTTATTTATCAGCAACAGGAGATAAATATCATAAGATACCTAATTGTGGCAAGATGAATCCCAATAAAGCTATAAAAACTACAGTTAGTGATGCGAAAGTAAAACATAAAATTTGTGAGAAATGTTGGTAACATATAGTTAAACATAATAAAAATAGAGGTAATATAGAAAAATCTATACACCTCTATTTTATTGGGCAATTTTAATGTCTTATTTAGAATATTGACAAAAATTAGTAATAATATACAATTAAATTATAAAAATAAAATTATGAGGGGATGAATGAATGAAAAATGCTAAAAAGCTACTTAGTTTATCTTTAGCTGTATTATTGTCGACATTTAGTTTAGGATGTAAACAAGCTAATGCTATAGGTACAACTAATAAAGAAACCACTAACGCACAAGTTACATCGTTAAATAATATGGAAATCCACTATATTGATGTAGGGCAAGGGGATTCAGAGCTAATTCAAGTAGATGGAAAGAATATTTTAATTGACGCAGGATGCAATGATAATAAAGCATTAAACTACTTAAAATCTATTGGAATAAGCAAATTAGATTATGTACTTGCAACACATCCACACGAAGATCACATAGGTGGAATGACGAGCGTAATTAATAATTTTAAAATTGGAGAATTTTATGCTCCAAAAGTTACTCATACAACTAGAACCTTTGAAAATATGGTAAAGGCATTACAAAATAAAGGCTTAAAACTTACAGCACCAACTATAGGTGATACATTAACTATAGGTAATGCTACATTACAATTTTTAGCTCCTAATAGTACTACTTATCAAGACATGAATAATTACTCTATAGTATGTAAACTTAAGTATGGTAATACTTCTTATGTGTTTATGGGAGATGCCGAAAGTCTAAGTGAGGGAGAAATTTTGGCTAAACAATTAGATATTAGTGCAGATGTATTAAAACTAGGTCATCATGGAAGTCATTCATCTACTAGCCAAGTTTTCTTAGACAAGGTTAATCCACAATATGCTATTGTTTCTTGTGGTAAAGGAAATGACTATGGTCACCCTCACCAAGAGACTATAAATAAATTAAATGATAAAAATATTGAAATTCTAAGAACTGATGTAAGTGGAACTATAGTATCTACTTCAAATGGTAATGATATAAGTTTTAATTTAAATACAATCAATAATACTAATACTGGAAATACAACTAATAATAACACTCCAGAGACTAAGACAAAAAGCAATAGTGTTTGGGTAGCTAATAAAACTTCTAAAGTATATCATAGTAGCAAGGAATGCAGTAATATGAAAGCACCTACTCAAATATCTTTAGAAGATGCTCAAGTAAAAGGTTTAAAACCATGTTCTAAATGTAATTAAAAATAAGGTGTTCATGAAGAACACCTTATTTTTTATCTTTATATTTTTGTTTTACATATTCAATAAAATTATTAATTTCTTTTCTAGCTTCATCTGGAAGGTCGTCATAATCAGTATCACTATGTAAGGAAATAGTGACATTTGGATCATCAGTATAGTTTCTAATATCAGAAATGCCTAATAAATAATCAGAAGATACACTAAAAAAATTAGACAAAGTTTTTATTAATGAAGAATCAATATCCCTAATTCCTTTTTCATAATGGCTCACAGCTTGTTGTGATATGTTGAAAAGTTCAGCTAATTTAGCTTGACTTAAATCTTTTTCTATTCTTAATTCTTTTAAACGATTCATTATTAAACACCTCAATAATATTTTACTACTTAATGGAGTTAAATTTTACATGAATTTGTTGTAAAAATTTTAAAAAAACATTGACTTACTACAAAATGGAGTATATTATATAAATATAGTCACAACAAAATGTAGTGGAAGGGTGAGATTATGCGAAACAATTTAATTTTAGCTAGAGGAGAAAAAAGTCAACAAGAAGTAGCAGACGATATTGGAATATCACAAAAAACATTAAGTGCTATAGAACGTGGCTATAGAAATCCAAGTATAGACTTGATGAAAAGGCTTCAAAGTTATTATAAAGTTAGCATGTTAAAACTGTTTGAGGATATTTTTAATTTTTAGTACTACGTTTTGTTGTATACATTATATATTAATACAAAATAGTATGTAACTGAATGGTACAAGAATACATAATATTCCAAAATGTTGTAGGCTTGTACATGAGATTAATAAAAATAATGGAAGGAGCAGAGGAATTTTGCAAGAATATAGAAATATTTATCAAATAGCAAGAGAAAGCACAGGTTTAACTCAAGAAAGAGCATGTGAGCTATTAGATATATCTGTAGATAGTGTAAGAGCATATGAGGGAGGGAAAAGAGTTCCACCAGATAGAGTAGTTATAAAAATGATTGAAATTTACAATGCTCAATATTTAGCTTATCAACATTTAAAAACTAGTGCAGAAGTAGGACAAAAGTATTTACCCAATATAGAAATAAAGGAATTGCCACTTGCGATGTTAAGGCTTCAAAAGGAAGTTAGCGATTTTATAAAGTTAAAAGATGAAATGATAGAAATTACATGTGATGGAATTATTGATGATGAAGAAAAGCCTCGCTGGGCCAAGATTATGAAAGAACTTGATGATGTTGTTGAAGCTATTATGGCTTTGAAATTTGCAAAATAGGAGGAAGAGTTAATGGAAGATATTTTATTTACAGTCAAAGAAGCATCTAAACTTTTAAAAACAGATGAACCAACTGTAAGAAGATTAATAGAAAAAGGAATATTAAGAGCATTAAAGCTTGGAAGACTTAAAGTAAGGAAAGTAGAAATAGAAAGATTTTTAGGGTGGGCAGAAGGAAAAGATTTAAATGATCTTGATAATATAACAAATTTAAATTATGTACTTCAAGAGAGAAGGGAGCAATTCAAGTGTGCACAATAAAATGTCCATTTTTCACTAATAAGGCTCATTATTTGAGTGAAAAAATTAAAAATAGAGAAAGTAGAAAAATTCATTTACTTAACTTTTGTTGTGGAAAATTTGAAAGATGTGAATTTTATAACAACAAATAAAAAAGAACCTTGTATAAAGGTTCAATAGCTTAAGATACGGACGGCTATCCGTATCTCCATTATAAATTATTTGTTAGGAGATGTAAAGAGATGAAAGTTATAAGTTTTTTAAATATAAAAGGTGGAGTTGCAAAAACAACTTCATGTGTTAATGTCGCAGCGCAATTAGGTAAAGAGGGAAAGAATGTATTAATAATAGATATTGATCCTCAAAGCAATGCAACTAAGTATTTGAATATGTATGATTCTCATGTGAAGGGAACTTATGAAGTATTAAGAGGAGAAGATATAGGTATCCAACCTACTAAATATGATGGTTTATGGTTACTTCCAGGTAACATAAATTTAATTATGAGCGAAGAAGAGATACTTACGGATACTAAGAGAGTTAAAGAAACAAGGCTTAAAACATGGTTAAGCGTGAAAGACCAAGAAGCTTTTGATTATATTTTAATTGATTGCCCTCCAAGCTTAGGAATGTTATCTACTAACGCATTAGTTGCAAGTGATCATGTTATCGTACCGCTTAAGATAGACAAGTTTGGATTAGATGGTTTTGAATATCTAATGAGTAGCATAGAAGGGGTAAGAGAACAATTTAACCCTAATTTAAATTTACTTGGAATTTTGATAACAATGGATAAATCAACAAGAATTCATAAAGAGATAAAGCAAGAGCTTAAAGAAGAATTAGGAGATTTAATATTTAATCAGACTATAAGAGATAATGTTGATGTTGTTAAAAGTACATTTGAATCTACTCCAGTTGTGTATTTTAAAGCAAACGCTAATGCATCTAGGGATTATAAGAAATTTGTGGAGGAATTACTATGTCATCATATTTAAAGGGGATAGCAAACAGAGTTAATGGAGTAGAAAAAAAGAGTTTTACAAAGGAATTAGATATAAATAGTCTAGTTCCTTCAAAAAATAACTTTTATGGAATTAGAGAGATTGAAGAGCTTGCAGCATCTATTCAAGAAAATGGACTTATGCATAATTTAGTTGTTAGAGATATAGGTAATGGAACTTATGAAATTATATCTGGTGAGAGAAGATATACTGCTTTAAAAAAGCTTGGATATGAAAAAGTTCCATGTCAGATTAGGGATATTAATGATTTAGATGCAGAACTTATGTTAATACATGCGAATTTAGATTCAAGAGAGCTTACTCCAACTGAAAAAATGGAAGGTATTAAAAGGCTTGAAAACATTTATAAGCAAAAAAGAAAAAATGGTGAAAAGTTAGAAGGTAAGACAAGAGATCTTATAGGAAAAGATTTAGGACTGTCAGGAGTTCAAGTAGGGCGTTATAAGAAGGTGGATAAGGATTTAATACCAGAACTTAAAGAGAAGCTAAATAAAGAGGATATAACACTAACACAAGCTCATACATTAAGCAGTTTAACTAAAGAAGAACAGCAAATAATACATGATGAAATTAAAGATTTGAATACTAAGGATCATAAGTTAGAAGTGGATATATTAGTGCAAGGAATAAAGCAGCCAGTTGATCGAAAAGAAGATAAAGAGCTCTTAGATGAAATGTACTCAAAATCTAAGTCTAAGAATGATATTGTTGTATCTAGCAGTGCGAAAATTGCTGATGAAAAAGAAAATAATATAGATCATAAAGAGAAATATATAGGAACTATCAGAGAACAAATTGCTAAGATTGCAGAATATGATTCACATCCTACAATAATAATTTCAAATGACAAAATTACTTCGATTTTTTATGATGTGGATAGAATTGATATTTTAGAAAAAAAGATTCGAGCCTTTTTCAAAGGGGCACTTTTAGACTTATACATTAAAAACATTTTAGAGTCAAGTAAAGTACCAGGAACTAATGAAACAGTGTTTAAAATGGCAGGATATAAGCTTAATGAGGGCACATATTTATATTTCAAGAATTATGATAAACAAATGAAACAGCTAATGAAAAGAGGATTAGTAGAAATTGATGATAATATCTAATTTCTTATAATCAATAATTTTTTTACTATTTTTTAATGTAAAAATATAGAGTTATTTTAATAATAATACTAATTATATAAATTTAGAGTTAATTTACAAGAATGGGGATGAAATGATGAGTGAAATAAAAGCATATTATGCAATAATTCCAGCCAATGTGCGTTATGATAAAGATTTAACGGCTAATGCAAAGCTTCTATATGGGGAAATAACAGCGTTATGTAACGAAAAAGGATTCTGTTGGGCAACAAATAATTATTTTGCAGATTTATACGGAGTAAGTAAAAATACAATATCAGTTTGGATAAATAATTTAGTAAAAAAGGGGTACTTAATATCTGAATTTAAGTACAAGCCTGGAACAAATGAAATTGATAAAAGATATTTAAAAATAAATGTTAATCCAGTAATAAATAAAGATGATACCCCTACAGAAAAAACAGAATACCCTATCCAAGAAAATCGTGATACCCTATCACGAAAAATCGGGAAGAGAATAATACAAGTTAATAATACAATTAATAATACAATAGATAATACTATATCTAAAGATATAGTTAGTTGTACTAAAGCAGTACAACAAGTAATTGATGCTTGGAATGAACTTAAATTACAAAAAGTAGTTGGAATAAAGAGTGGAACCAATAGACAGAAATTACTTAATGCAAGAATCAAGGAATATGGTATTGAAAATGTATTAAAGGCTATTAGCAATATACAAAACAGCTCTTTTCTTAAAGGTCAAAATAATAAATCATGGGTAATAACATTTGATTGGCTTATAAAACCTAATAATTTTATTAAAGTTCTTGAAGGAAATTATAAGGAACAAGAAGCAAAGGTAAAAAAATATACTGTTGAAAAACAATTTAAAGGATCTTCTAATCTTAAATTCGCTAATTTTGAAGCTCGTGATTATTACTCAAATGATGAAGAAATGAATAATTTAGAAAAAAAATTATTAGGATGGGATTCTGAATAAAGAGAGGTGAAGGCATACGGGTAATAACTTAGAAACTCTGCTTGAAGAAAGTAAGAAATTAATGAATTATGCTTTATGTATGAGTATGGCAACTGGATATAAAACAGGAAAAGTGGATCTAAACAATTATTCTAGAATATTGCTGGAAGTCGAGAAAGAGATAAGAGGAGAATAAATTATATGAACGATAAAGAAAAAATAGTGGACCATATAGTGATTCAATATTTTAATCAACCTGAAAAGTCCTTAGAAGAAATATTTGATGAATATATACAGGATCTAAGTCAAGAAGATGCAAATAGGGTACTCAGAAATATTAGAGATATTATTAATTAAGCTAAAATTTGCAGACTGATGAAAATGGGATTTCAAAAGGTAGTTACTGCAATTTTTATAAAAGGGGGAGAAATCCCCCAATATATTAAAAAAGAGGTACTTATGATGTTACATGGAGATTACTTTACGATATATAAGGAATTTAGAATTTTAATAAATATGTTATTTTATATAGTTATGTCTATATCAGTTTTTAATATTTTTACTATAAGCAATAAGCTAGAAACTAAAGAACAAATAAAAATTATAGTTTCATTTGGATTATGCTTTTTGCTAGTAATCTTATATTAAATTAATAGGCAATAGTCAGAAAATACGAACAATAAATCATAGGCCATGAATAAAAAATATAGAACTTGTTAATTTATTTCATTGGCCATAAAAATAATATTCGGATATTTAAGAAGTGGAGATTGATGATATGGAAGAATTAATGAAAAAATTTGATGAATGTTTAGATACATGGATTGATTTACATCAATATGTTTATACGGAAGAATATAGAAATGCTTTTATAGAATTTGCTAAAAAGAAAGAATCTGTGGGGCAAAAGTTAGAACCGTTAATTGCAACTATGGCATTACACCATGAAACTGATGGAAGACACCCATATTTTAAATTTAACAGAATGTAGATTAAAAGGAGTGGAATATATGTTTATATTAAAATTTAGTGACTATGATTGTTGGATTGCACCTTGGGATGGAGATCCAGGAAGAACACTTGTCAGAGAGAGTGCAAAAGATTTTCCTACGGAAGAAAAGGCTCAAAAATTTGCAGATAAAATTATAAAAGCAAATTCTCATAGAAAATTTGAATTAGTAATTGAATCTAAGTAATTCGCAATATAAGGAGGGTTTAGAGATGGAAAAATTCAAAATTGAAGTAAAAGAACTTGGAAGGAATAAAATTGAAAAAACAGTAGAAGTAAACACTATTGATTATGATACTTTGTATGGAATTGTAAAACCACATCTTCATAGTGATTCTATAGAATTTCATGAAATTTTAGAGGGAGAATGGGGAGGTGTAGTTGTTGGTTTATTCAGAACCGTAGGAAAAATACGATTTACTAAAATTTAAGAAAAATATTCGGATTATTTTAAAATTTATCCAGGATAAAAATGAGCTTAAAAGAATTTTACCAGGTAAAAATTTGAGTAAATCCGAACAATTAGTAATTCGGAATATGTAGAAAGTGTGCAGTATAAAAAATGTGACTTCATGATTTTCTAGTGTGTGAATTAATATTTTATTTTATTTTATTTATATTCACATACTTATAGCTAATTGCTATAAGTCTTCACATTAGATGAAGAAGATTGTTAGTGTTTCTACAGCAATAATCACTGCAAGAATTAGAGCTAAAGCTCTTTTAAGAATCTTCTTTCGCATGAAGTCACCTCCATTTCGAATCTAAAGATATATTAAATTGTTAAATGATTATTTATATTATTACCAACAAATAAATTTATATTCAGAAATATATAGATTTAACTTAGTAAACAAAAAGTTTAATTGGAGTAATTCTAGATAAAAAGTGTGCGCACACCTCCAGACGTGGAGGGAAAGAAAATGGAAAATAGTAAAAAAATAAAAACAAAATTAATAAAAATACGTGATGGAGATTATAAAGAGAGATGAGGTAGATCAATGATTAATAACTATAAAATTTATATAAAAAGTAAAAGGAGTTATTTAAAGCGTAAAAAACAATTAAACAGAGAAATAAGAAAATTAAAAAAGAGTTTTAAGATATATAAGAGTTATTGGGGTAAAAGGTATCGTATTAGACAAATTGAATCAAGAAAAGATGAATTATATATATTACGAATTATGTTCAACTATAATAAATATAAAAATAAGTATTAATAATTTATAATATAAAAAGGTGTTCATCACGAACACCTTACACATCCAATTAGAGAATTTGAATTGAAACACCAGTTCTCTAATTCACCTATCTGAATTATAACATAAAAGTAAAATAAGGGATAGGTGAGACGAATGAAAATTAACAAAGCGATATACAAAAAAATAAAAAAAGAAGTAGAAAATGATTTGAAAAATTATCCATATTACTTAATATCTATTGAAACACCAGGATTAGGCTCAGCTATAAGACCTGATATAGTAATTAATAAAGGATTAAGTCCATCTGATCCAGTTGGAAAAAGTATAGTAGATATTGAATATAAGAGAGCATTAGTAAATGCTGTTGGATTTGTTTATGATAAATTAGATAAAGATAGTAAAAGAATTATTGAAAGTAGTTATTTTAGAGATGATTTAACTGTAACTGAAATAAGAGAAGAATTACAAATAGATAAGAATAAATATTATAAATTAAAAGAAAAGGCAATCTATAAGTTTGCTATGGGAATTGGGTATTGTTAAGAAAAAACAGGGATAAATTTAGGACAAATTTAGGACAAAATAAAGAAAAAAACAAGAATATTTTGTGTACAAATTTAGGAAGTGATGTTAAAGTTTATGTATGGTCAAAAATTATATATGGATTTAGATTTTAAGAGCACATGCAGTTAATTGTATGTGCTTTTTATTTTAAGGCAGGTGAGAACTATTAAAGATATATATACTATCTATAAATGTAAAAAATGTCATAAAGAAAATATTTTATTATCAGAAGAGGTTGCATCTACATTGAAGAGCGGTAACTATATATCCTGTTCTCATTGTGGATCTAAGAAAGTTATTTTGGAAAAAGCAACAGATGATTTTAGAAAATGTATGAATCATGCAGCTTATAAAAAAGTGCATGGAGCTATAAGGCAGGTGAGACAAGAGTGAACTTTGTTGAACCTATAAGAGATGCAGATATATTTCATGATATTCAAGCAACCTTAAAAAAAGAGAATCCTAGAAATTATGCTTTAGTAATGACAGGAACTTATACAGGATTAAGAATATCAGATATATTAAGATTAAAAGTTAAAGATGTTAAAGATAAAAAGTATATTGATATACGAGAGAAGAAAACTGGTAAAAGAAATCTAATAGAGATAAATCAAACTTTAAGAAATGTATATAAAGAATATTGTTTAGATATGGCTAAAGAAGATTATTTGTTTAGAAAAAGTAATCTTAATAAGCCAATATCAAGAACAATGGCTTGGAAGATAATGAAAGATATAGGAGATAAGTTTGGAGTAGAAAATCTAGGAACTCATACATTAAGAAAAACATTTGGATTTCATTATTATAAAAAGACTGGAGACATTGCAACATTAATGCAGATGTACAATCATTCTAAAGAATCAATAACGTTAAAATATATTGGAATAACACAAGATAAAATGAATCAAGCGAGAAGGGATTTTGAAATATAAATCTTTTTTTATTTGCTTTAAAAGTAAACACAATGAGCATACGTTAACTAATTATAAGTTAAAACATGCTTAAAGCATTAAAAATAAAAGTGTTAAGGAGGATTTTAAAAAGTTAACACAATATGAATTAAGTTTAATAAATGAGGTGAGAAAATGCAAAGTTATCAAAAAGTAATATGTGATAAATGCCAAAAAGAATTTAACTTATCAGAGAAGAATGTTAAGAAGCATTGGATTAATAAAGACAATCAGATAGAAGAAACATACTTTATCTGTCCTAAATGTAAGCATAAGTATGTAATATCAATTACTGATGCAGATGTTAGAAATATAATTAAGAGCTGTAAGGGGATTGAATCAGAAATAAGAAAGTTATCCGATTCAGTGACTAAGCTATTAAAGAATCGTGATGCTATTCTTAGTGTAGTTAAAAAGAAATCATTGGAGCTTGAGAAACAATGGATACAGTAGAATTGGTTAAGTGGATTCAAAAGCTTCTAAGAGATAAAAACATTCATGGATTTTATGTAAGTACACCATGGAAACATCTAAGAAAAGAAATGTTGAATGAACAGAATTCAGAATGTCAGATGTGTAAAGCTAAAGGCAAATATAGTGCAGCAACAACAGTACATCATGTTAAACATGTTAACAAACATCCAGAGCTAGCATTAACTAGAAGTAATCTAATGTGTGTATGCAAAGAGTGTCATAATGAATTACATCCTGAAAAAGCCAAGTTTAAGTTTAAATCAAAAGTGCTGTTAAATGAGGAACGGTGGTAATTTTAGATACCCCCGGGTTAAAAAATCGGCATTTTTTTCAGGCCTAAGAGAACGGATAGAGATACACGACAAAAGAGATAAATTGAAATTTTATATGAGGGAGTGCACCTGCACACAAAATATAGGGTGCAGATAAGAAGAAAAGAGGTGGTGATTTTGAATGAAAAAGAAAATTTAGCAGATAGCGATAAAGCTTATAAGGATTATATTTCTGGAATGACTTATAAAAAAATTTCTTTGAAATATGGTGTATCTGAAAATACAGTTAAGAGTTGGAAAAGAAGATATAAATGGACCCGCACCCGCACCCAAAAAACAGGGTGCATTAAAAAAAGTGTGCAATCTTTGGGAAATAATTTATATGATGAAATTAAATCAGATTTACTTAAGCAGTTAGAGACTAATGGAACATATGGAAAACACTATGAAGATTTAATTAGTGACTATATGGAATTATGGAATACTAAAAATAAATTATTCCAGGATATAAAAGAACGTGGTGTTTCAATTGAATGGAATAATGGAAAACAATTTAGTGTAAAGAAAAATGATAGCATAGCAGAAGTTAATAGAACTAATGCTCAGATGTTGAAAATTTTAGATACCTTAAGATTAGTTCCTCCAAAGATACAAGAAGATGATTATGATGATATTTAATCAATACATTGATGAATATATTGATTTAGTTGAAAGTAATAAAGTTGTCACTAATGAAGATATAAAGAAATCAATTAAACTTGTTAGAGAAAAGTTATCTGATGAAAGAGTAATAATAGACCACGAGAAAATAGAACAGGCTATTTTAAAAATAGAAGAATATTTCCCTTTTAAATTATTGCCATGGGAAAAGTTTATTATTGGACTTGCACATTGCTATTATGATGATGATACTTTGGTTTTTGATACTTTTATTATTTATATGGGTAGAGGTGGAGGTAAAAATGGTTTTATCTCATCAATATCATGGTATTTTACTACTAAATTTCATGGAATAAAGGAATATAACATTGACATTGTTGCAAATAGTGAGGATCAGGCCAAAACATCTTTTGATGATGTATATAATGTTATTGAAGATAATAAAAAGTTGAGCAAAGCTTTTTACAATACTAAGGTGAAAATAGTCTATAAAAAGACAAGATCATATTTAAAATATAATACATCCAATGCACGAACTAAGGATGGACTTAGACCAGCTTGCATAATCTTTGATGAAATTCATGAATATGAAAACTATGATAATATAAAGGTTTTTAAATCTGCACTAGGTAAGAAAAAGCATTGTAGAACATTTATGATTTCAACAGATGGATATGTAAGAGGTGGAGTTCTTGATGATTATTTAGAAATATCTAAATCTATTTTAAATGGTGAAAATAAATCAAGCAGGATGATGCCACTTTTATATCACTTGGAAGATAAAAAAGAAGTAGATAATCGTGATATGTGGGAAAAGGCTAATCCATCATTTAGATATTTGAAGAATCTTCAGGTAGTAATGGATCAGGAATATATTGATATGCAGACTAATGTACAACTTTATACTGAATTTATGACTAAAAGAATGAATATGCCAGAAGGTAATAAAGATAGAGAAGTTACTTCATGGGAAAATATATTAGCTACGAATCAAGAGATACCAGATCTTAAAGGTGCAACTTGTAGAATTGGAATTGATTATGCTAAAACTACAGATTTTGTATGTGCAGGATTACTTTTTAAATATAAAGAAAAGTATGTTTGGATAAGTCATACATGGGTTTGTAGAAATAGTAAGGATTTAAAAAGAATAAAAGCTCCTTTGGAAGAATGGGAAAAACAAGGTCTATTAACATTTGTAGATGAGGTAGAAATTCATCCAGATATACCAGCACAATGGCTTGCTAATCAAGCTAAAAAATATAATTTAACTATTTTAGGTATGGATAATTTTAGACATACATTATTATCAAAGTCACTTAGAAATATTGGATTTGATACAGATAAAAAGGGTGCTAATAATATTAAGCTTACAAGGCCTAGTGACCAAATGAGAATATATCCAGTAATTGATAGTGCATTTACTAATCAAAATATTATATTTGGAGATAATCCACTTATGAGATGGTATACAAATAATACATGCCTTCATGCTGAAAAATATGAAAACTATACATTTGCAAAGATTGAACCTAAATCTCGTAAGACAGATGGATTTATGGCATTTGTTACAGCAATGTGTTGTGACATTGATGACTTACCAGATAGTGCTGAAAATTATGATTATGAAGATTTTGGAGTTTACACATATTAAGCCTTAATTAAGGGCTTTTTTTATTTTGGATTGAAAGGGGGTGAAAAATTGAAAATAACAACATTTTTGCGTGATCTATTTGGTTCAAAAGATGTTATTTATCTTAATGAAAGGCTTGATACTATGTGTACTAATATTGCTATTGATAGTTTTGCTACACAGGTTGCTATTAATCTTATATCAAGTTGTATTGCCAAATGTGAATTTAAAACTTTCTTAAATAAAAAAGAAATTATTGGAGATGAATATTACCTTTGGAATATTGAACCTAATAAAAATCAAAACAGTACAGAATTTTTACAGGAGTTAATAAGTAAGTTATTAATTAATAATGAAGTACTAGTTATACAAGTAAATGATGAGTTAATAATAGCTGATGACTTTAACAGGGAAGAATTTGCAGTAAAGGAAGATTACTTTGACCAAGTAAGTAAAAAGGGATTTTCTTTTAATAAACTATTCTACATGAGCGAAGTACTTTATTTTAGACATAATAATGAGGATATAAGGTTATATCTCAATAACTTAATGTCAGCATACAATGAACTTTTAAGTATGGCTAAAGGAAAGTATAAGCGTGCAGGTGGAAGAAAAGGAATAGTTGACATTGATTCTATCGCAAAAGGTGATAAAGAGAAAAATGAACAATTAGAAAAACTATTTAGTGAAAAGTTTAAGAATTTCTTTGAAGCTGAAAATGCTGTTGTTGATTTACCAAAAGGCGTTAAGTATACAGAAATAACAGGAGAAGGCAGCAAAAAAAGTAGTAATGAGCTAAATGACATAACTAAACTTATTGATGATGCATTTATAAGAATAGCACAAACATTTAAGATACCACCAGCATTGCTTAAAGGTGATATTGCAGATGTTGAAAAGTTAACAGATAATTTCTTGACTTTTTGTATAGATCCTATAGTTGACCTTATTCAAACTGAAATTAATCGAAAAAGGTATGGGAAATCTAATTTTTTTAAAGGCAGCTATCTATATGTTGATATTACTAATATCAAGCATATAGATATATTTAGTATTGCTGAAAAAATTGATAAGCTCATTGCTTGTGGTATGTATAGCATTGATGATTTAAAGAAGAAATTAAAAGATACTGTTTTAAATACTGAATGGAGTGAGAAACATTGGATTACAAAAAACTATCAAGGAATAAATGAAATAGATTCGAAAGGAGGTGATTAAATTGAAAAAAACATGGGAATTTAAACAACTTGCAAGTAATACAGAATCAGTTGACCTTTATATATATGGTGATGTTGAAAGTGATGGATATGATTGGTGGTGGGATGAAACTATTGAAAGTGAGACTAGTGCAAATCATTTTAAAAATGAACTTTCTAAATATTCAGGAATAAATCAAATTAATGTTTTTGTTAATAGTTATGGTGGTTCAGTATATGAAGCTATGGCTATAAGAAATCAATTGATGAGGCATAGTGCTAATATAACAGGGATTGTTGATGGTTTTGCAGCAAGTGCAGCATCTTTCATTCTTACAGGATGTAATTATGTGAAAATGTATAGTAATACAATGCAGATGATACATAATATGTGGATGCCAGCATGTGGGAATGCTAATGAGTTAAGAAAATCAGCTGATGATTTAGATAAGATTATGGAAGGGAATAGACAAGCTTATCTTCAAAAATCTAATGGAAAGTTAACAGAAGAAATATTAATTGAATTATTAGAAAATGAAACATGGCTAACTGCTGAAGATTGTCTTAAATATGGATTGTGTGATGAAGTGATTGAAGAAAGTGTTGATTTAGAAGCAGCTAAAAATATGATGCAAAAGTTAAATAATACTTTTGAACAAAAGGTTAAATATAATAAATTGCTTCAAAAGATGATTAAAGAACCTGACTTTAATCAAAAGAAGAAGGAGCTTATAGTTGATAATCAACTAGAACAAAAGAAAAATAATTTTAATTTATTAAAGAATATGTTTATGAAAAGAGAGGATGATAAATAATGTTATCAAAAGACGTATTAAAACAACAATTAACTGAAAAATTTGGTGCAGCTATGCAATCAGAAAATCAAGAGGATATGATTAATGCCTTTGTTGAATTTGCTACAGGAGTACAACAAGAAGTACTTGACGATTTCAAAGTATATCAAGAAACGCAAGACAAAGAAATACTTCAAAAGAGAGGTATACACCAATTAACTCAAAAGGAAACTAAGTTCTATCAAGGTTGGATTGATGCAGCTAAAAGCTCAAATCCTAGACAAGCAATAACTAATCTTGATATAGCATTACCTGAAACAGTAATTGATAATGTAATGGTTGATATGAGAGCAGAACATCAATTATTAGAAATGATTGATTTTCAAAACATGACTGCATTAACTAAGATGCTTATGAATAAAAAAGGAATTCAATTAGCGAAATGGGGAACTATTGGTTCAACAATTACAGAAGAATTAGAAGGAGCTATTGGAAAGCTTGACTTAAGTTTAAATAAATTAACAGCATTTATGCCAGTAGCAAAGGATATGCTTTTAGTTGGTCCACAATGGGTAGATGCATATGTAAGAGCTGTACTTTCAGAAGCAGTTGCATATGGACTTGAAGAAGGAATTATAAATGGAACAGGAAAAGAGATGCCTATAGGCATGAATAGAGATATTCATGAAGGAGTAAGTGTAACTGGTGGAGTATATCCTAAGAAAACTTCTGTTGCAATTAAAGATTTATCTCCTAAAACATTTGGAACTTTATTAGCAACATTGGCTAAAGATCCTGTAGACGAAAAGAAAGCGAGAACAATTTCAGACCTTGTATTAATAGTTAATCCTTTTGACTATTACAAAAAGGTTATGCCAGCAACTACTATTCAATTACAAGATGGTACTTATAAAAATAATGTATTACCTTATCCAACTACTATTGTACAATCAACACAAGTTGCAGAAGGTGAAGCAATACTTGGACTTGCTAAAAAGTATGCAATGGGAATAGGAACAGGAAATAAAGAAGGTAAAATTGAGTATTCAGATGAATATAAGTTCTTAGAAGATGAAAGATACTACATCATAAAGCTTATTGGTAATGGTCAAGCTTTAGATGATAATGCATTTATATTATTAAATATTAGTGGTTTAGAAGATTTAACTTACAATGTAACAGTAAAGGGAACTGTTAAAACTAAAGAACAGGCTTAATTGAGGTGATTTAAATGTCAGAAGATGAATTAAAGGTATTATTACAAGATGTAAAAGATTATCTTCATATAAGCTGGTATGATGAAAAAACAGATAAAAACCTTACTGGTATGATTAAAAGAGGAATGGCACATCTGAATAAAATAGCAGGTGTGTCTTCTTTAGATTATACAGTTGAAGATTCACCAAAATCATTATTACTTGATTATGTTAGATATGCTAATTCGCAAGCATTAGAAGTTTTTGAAATTAATTTTCAAGGTGAATTGCTATCTTTACATTTAGAATATCAAGCAAATGCACAGGGGGATTCAGATAGTGAAGATACAAAACAGAAAAGTTGAATTTCAAGCTTATAAAGATGGTATTTGTGATATTTATTCTGAAGATGAAGAAGGTCAAAAAACATCTAAATATACAGGGTTAAATTTTGATAAAAGAGTTTTGGGGCTTAATCGTCACTATGCTGCTAAAGCTGTACAAGTACAGACAGATATGGTTATAAGAATTCCACTTATAAGTAATATAAATAATCATGATTTGCTTACTATTAAAGGTAGAGGTAAGTTTTCAATTGAACTTGTACAGGATAAATATGAATGTAATCCTCCAAGCTTAGATTTAACATTAAGGCAATTAGAGGTACAGGAATAATGTCAATAGTACAAATTGATAGCCTTGCTGATGCAATTAATAAAGAATTAAGTCTGTATTCAGCTAGTGTTACTAAAAAAACTAAAAGTAATGTTGATAAAGTATCCAAAGAAGTAGATGAAGAGATAAAAAAGCATATTACATTTAAGCAACCAACGGGAAAATATGTTAAAGCCTTTAGAATTAATAATTCATATGAAGGTCCATTCACAAAGAGAAAAACGTGGCATGTTAAATCACCATATTATAGACTTACTCATCTGCTTGAAAAAGGTCATGTTCTTGCTGGTGGTGGAAGAACGAAGGCATATCCACATATTAAATATGGGGAAGATTTAGCCAAAAAAAGAATGGAACAATTAACAAAGGAGGCTGTACAGGGTGACTAAGATAAAAGAATGGTTAGAAACTACTAAATTAAATGTTGCTGAAACTTGTTTTAAGAAACCCCCAAAACTCCCATATATTATTTTTATAATGGATGAAAATTCTTCAGGAGCTGATAATCAACTTTGTATTTGTGATAGAGATATAACAATTGAATTATATTCAGACATAATAAACAGAGAAAAAGAAAAATTAATTGAAGATCTATTAAAAGAAAAATCAATAAATTATTCAAAAAGTCGTGTGTGGTTAGATTCTGAAAAGATGTTTCAAACCTCATACGACTTTAATTTATATGAAAAAATGGAGGAATAAATATGTCAGTAGATGGAAAAGAAAAGATTGTTTTAGGATCAGGTAAATTATTCGTTTTGGAATATGATTCAGCGACAGGAATACCAGAAGATACAGTTGTGGAAGCAGAAATAAACCAAGTAGGGTTAATTCAAGGAGGTGCTACGCTTGAATATAAGCCTACTTTCTATACAGCAAAAGATGATTTAGGTCTAAAAAGCAAAACTGTTATGACAGAAGAAGAAGCGACTCTTAAAAGTGGTATTATGACATGGTGCGGTAAGACATTAACAAAACTTTGCAGTACTGCAAGAGTTACAGAAGATAAAGTTAAAGGTACAAGAATTGTAAAAATTGGTGGAGCAGGCAATCAGGATGGAAAAGACTATTTAATAAGATTTCTACATGAAGATAAAGCAGACGGAGATATACGAGTTAGTGTTGTTGGTAAGAATGAAGCTGGATTTAGTTTTAGTTTTGCAAAAGATAAAGAAACCGTAATTGATGCAGAATTTAAAGCACAACCACATGATAGTGAAGGAACTTTAATTAACTACAAGGAAGACATTCCAGTAGTTACAGAAAAACAGAAGGGAGAGATTTAAAAATGTTTGATGTAAAAAGTGTAAACTCAAGATATTTTGAAGTTAAATTAAGTATTACGAATGAAGTTGGAGAGGTTGAGAACAACATAGATGTTAAAGTAGAACCTCCTAAAGTAAAATTATTAAAACGCCTTACTGGACTTAGTAAGTCTAAAGAAAACACTATGGAAGAATTAACAAAATGTATTAATTTAATTTTAAATAAAAATAAGGAAAATAAAAAAATACCACTAGAGTATATAGACGATATGGATTTTGATGAAATGTCTAATCTATTAACTTCATATTTTGAATGGTTATCCCAAACTAAAAATCTCCCAAACTAAAAGTGCCCTACTATCCTGAAGATGAAAACAAAGGGCACTATGAAATTAATACAATAGAAGAAAAATTAATAAGTAAATATACAGGATTAAATTTTATTCAAATAGATGAGCTTAATATAATAGAATTTTGGGCGTATTTAAGAGATTCAATTATTTATAAATATAACCAAACAGAAAAAGGTCAAGAATACCTTGAAAAATGTTGGATTATGGAACAAAAACAACCAGATAGAGAAAGCTTAAGAAATAGATTTAAGAAAGGCTAGGAATTTTACCTAGTCTTTTATTTTATATTTTTACGAAAGGAGGAAATTCATGGCGAGTAATATTAAAGGTATTACAGTTGAAATTGGAGGAGATACTACTAAGCTAGATAAAGCCTTAAAAGGGGTCAATACTTCTAGTAGAAGTTTACAAGGTGAATTAAAAAAGGTAAATGTAGCATTAAAACTTGATCCCACTAATGTTACATTAATAAAGCAAAAACAGGATATTTTAAGAGAATCAGTTGAAAAGACAAAAGAAAAGTTAGAAACATTAAAATCTACACAGGCACAAGTACAAGCTCAATTTGAAAAAGGTGAAATAGGCGTAGAACAATACAGAGCTTTTGAAAGAGAAATAGAAAATACAGAGCAAAAGCTTAAAGGCTTAGAAATAGAATCTAAAAATTTTGGAACAAATGTAAGTCCTAGTTTTATTGCAGCAAAAGAACATTTGGCAAGTTTCGGAGAAAAAGTAACTCAAACAGGTAAAAGTTTATTACCATTAACAGTTGGAATTGCAGCAATAGGAGCAGGAGCTGTTAAGTTTGCAAGTGATTTTCAGAGCGGTATGTCACAAGTGGCTGCAACTATGGGATATACTACAGACCAATTGCATGATAGCAGTTCACAAGAAGCACAAGATTTTGAAAGATTAAAAGATGCAGCAAAGGACATGGGAGCGACAACTCAATTCAGTGCAACAGAAGCAAGTGAAGCTTTAAATTATCTAGCTTTAGCTGGTTATGATGTTGACAAATCTATTTCTACTTTACCGAATGTTTTAAATTTAGCAGCAGCTGGTGGCATGGAGCTTGGAACTGCATGTGATATGGTTACTGATGCAGCAAGTGCATTAAATCTTACTACAGACCAAACAACAGTTTTAGTTGATCAAATGGCAAAAACTTCTCAAAAATCGAATACAAGTGTAAGTCAACTGGGTGAGGCAATATTAACTGTTGGAGGTACTGCTAATACTTTAAAAGGCGGAGTTACTGAAATGAATACCGCATTAGGGCAACTAGCCAATGTAGGAATTAAAGGAGCCGAAGGTGGAACACATTTAAGAAATGTTATTTTAAGTTTAAGTGCTCCAACAGATACAGCAGCCGGTGTGTTAAAACAACTTGGAGTTGAATGTTTAGATGCTGATGGGAATATGCGGGCATTACCAGACATTTTAAAAGATATAAACGCAGGATTATCAGAAGCAGGTTCTGGAGAAAAAGCACAAGTAATTTCTAAAATTTTTAATAAGACAGATATAGCAGCAGTTCAGGGTTTATTATCGGGTGTTACAGGAAGTACATTAGATTTAAAAGATGCGTTAGCATCAGTTAATTACAATGTTGAAGAGCATGGAAGAACATTGAATGATATGAAAAATGCTTATGATGAAACATTACCTTTACAAGATAATGTTAATAGTATGATGAGTATGTTTGAAATGGATGCAGATCAAGCAGCAGTTGCATGTACTAATTTAGCAGCAAGTGTAAATGATGGTACAGATAGTTGGTCGAATTTATACGACCAAATAGGTAACGCTGGCGGTGCTGCTTCAGATCAAGCAAAAACAATGCTTGATAATTTAAAAGGTAAAGCAACTCTTTTACAAAGTGCATTAGAAGGATTAGGCATTCAAATTGGTGATATTATACTCCCTTGGATTGAAGCATTTACTAATAAAATTAATGGACTTGTTACATGGTTATCTAATTTAAGTCCAACTGTTCAAAAGGTTATTGTAGTAATAGCTAGTTTAGTAGCAGCACTTGGTCCGGTATTAATTATTATAGGGAAAATCTCTATGGGAATTAGTTCATTAATGGGATTATATTCAAAGTTTGCTAGTACAAAAGCAATAAATACTGCTGCAACAGTAGCCGAAACAGCAGCTACCGAAGGAGCGACAATTGCTCAGGGAGGACTAAATTTAACTTTTCTTGCTTGCCCGATTACATGGATAATAGCAGGAATAGTAGCTCTGGTAGCAACATTCGTAATATTGTGGAACAAGTGTGATGTATTTAGAGAATTTTGGATTAATCTATGGGAAACAATAAAAAGTACCTGTAGTGTAGTTGGTGAGTGGTTAAATAATTTTTTTACTGTTACAATACCACAAGCATTTAATGTAGTAGTTGACTTTGTTAAAAATAACTGGCAAGGTTTATTATTACTTTTAGTTAATCCATTTGCAGGGGCATTTAAGCTAATATATGATAATTGTGAAGGTTTTAGAAATACGATAGATGGATTTATTAATAGTTTAATTGAAGGAATAAAAAATGCATTTAGTGGAATAAAAGAGTTCTTTAGTAACTTATGGGATGGAATAAAAGAAATCTTTTCTACAGTATTTAATTTCATAATTGAAATTATTACTGAATGGGGGCAAAATATTACTGCTAACTTTTCTGGGACTATTGATGGGATAACTCAAATTTTTAGTGGCTGGGGCGAAGTAATTAATGGTGTTTGGGAAGTAATTAAAAATATATTCATGGGTGCTATTCTTATTATATGCGATTTAGTTACTGGCGATTTTACACAATTAGGAACTGATTTAAGTGGAATATGGGATAATATTTCAAGTGCATTAAGTAATATATGGGACGGAATTTCAAATATAGCACAGGGTGTATGGAATACAATTTGTAGTTTTATTAGCGAATTTTGTGCTAGTTTAATTAATGGACTGCAAATTGTATGGCAAGATTTTAGCACTTTTATTTCGTCTTTATGGACTGGAATACAAAATTTAGCAAGTTCAATATGGAATGGTATCTGTTCCACAATATCTAGCGTATGTACAACTATAGCTACAACAGTAACCAATATATGGAATGGTATTGTAACTACTATAACAGGAGTAATGAACATTATATTATCTACAGTAAGTAGCATATGGAATAATGTATCTAGTACTATTAGTAGTATAATTAGTAATTTTCCTTCCATGGCTAGTACTGCATTTAACAATATGTGTAGTGCAATAGGCAATGCTCTTAGTGGATTAGGAAGTATTATCTCTAGTGGATTTAGTAGTGGAATAAGTTTTATAAAATCACTTCCAGGAGAAGCAATTACATGGGGAAAAGATTTTATACAAGGATTAGTTAATGGAATAAAAAATGCAGCAAGTGCAGTTGGAGATGCAGTAAAAGGAATAGCACAAGATATAAGATCTTATTTACATTTCTCAGTTCCAGATGTTGGACCATTAACAGATTACGAAAGTTGGATGCCGGACTTTATGGAGGGACTTTCTAAAGGCATAGAAAAGACAAAAAGTAAAGTTGTTAATTCAATTAAAGGTTTAACAACAGATATGCAAATTAATTTGAATTCAAATGCTTATACTCCATCATTTGAAACAAGTTCAAATTCTAATAATTCTACAAATGGAAGCCCTAAAAGGGAATTGATACTCAATATTGAAAATTTTAACAATAATAGAAATACAGATGTTAAACAATTAATGCAAGAAGCAGAATTTTACAGGAAAACACATTAAGGAGGTAATTTAGAAATGTTTAAATTTAATAATGTTAGTTCTGATGATATGAATTTAATAGTTGAAAGTTTACCTTCTATAAGTGGACCTCAAGAAAGAATTGATTCAACCAATATTCCTGGAGGAACACAAGTACTTAAATCTACAGGTTATGATTTAATAGACAAGAATTGTGTATGCCACTTTGTAGGGAATAGGTTTGATAAGGTATTAATGTGGCTTAGAGGTAGTGGAAAAGTAATATTTGATAATTTACCAGATAGATATTACAAAGCCTATATTGGAAATAAAATACCATTAGAACAAATAGTAAGAAATATGTTGCATAAGTTTACACTTACATTTACTTGTAAACCATTTGCTTATCTTTTAGAAGGTGATATACCAATTATATTAACTACTAAAACAACTTTATGTAATGTTAAGAGCACATATGAAAGCTATCCTACAATTACTATTCACGGTACAGGAGTGGCAACATTTATTATTAATAATAGAACTTTTAAGATTACAAACATTGATAATGAGATAACTATTGTAAGTGATCCAGATATACAACAAGTTTTAAATAATAAAGGGAAGTTCATGGAAGGTGATTTTCCTTATTTTGATGTTGGAGAAAATAAAATAAGTTGGACTGGCAATATTACAAGTGTTGAAATTATTCCGTATTGGAGGACTTGGATATGATTAATTTATATGAAGAAAATGAAAGTAATTTTAAACATAATGCTTATGTGCTTAATGAAGCTTTAAAAGTAGAAACAGAAGAGGAAATAAATACAGGATTTAATACAAATATTCTTTACCCAGTAAATGACAATAAAGATATTAGTAGTATGTTAGTTCCTGGTGCTATTGTAAAGATTCCTACATGGGATAAAAGAGAAAATCAATTATTTGTTATTAGGAGAAGTAAACCAAGCTTAGATAATATGAATATTGATATATTTGCACAACATATATTGACCACTAGGTTAGAAAATAATGTTGTACTAGATACTAATATAGTGGGAAAAATAAGAAGAGAAGCAGTTGCACAGGTACTTAATAATACATTTAATAAGCATAATTTCACTACGGGTAATAAAGATACTAATACAACTACTAACAACCTTAGAATTGTAAGATATAGTGCACTAGATGCACTTATAGGAGACAAGGACAATACTATAGTAAATAGATATGGTGGAGAACTTGAATTTAATAATTTTGAAGTTAGTATTGTTGACTCTATTGGAGAAGATAAAGGAATTAATGTTACTTATACTAAAAACATTATCGGGGCTACAATGACATTGGAAGATACAGACTTAATTACTGAAATAGTTCCTTTAGGTAAAGATGGTCTTATGCTTCCTGAAAAGTCTATTAAAGCTAGTAATTTTAATTCCCATAATCCTTTTACTAGAATAGTTGAATTTAGCAATATTGGAGTTGTAGAAGCTGAAACAGATAGTGGGGGGAATATTACCAATAGTGATGAAATAATAACAACAGAACAGGCATATAAATTGTTAAGACAAGCTTGCTTAGATAAGTTTAATAAAGAACATGTGAATCAGGTTAGTTTTAATTTAGATTTAGATTTTGTTGAGCTTTCGGATTGTATAACATTTGGAGACAATGATTATTCTAATATGGATAGTAGAGTTGCTATAGGAGACATAATTAATGTTAATATAAAGCCTTTTGGGATAGTAGAAAAGGGAAGAGTATATAAGATTAAACGTGATGCAATTACAGGTAAATTATTAGGATGCGAGGTAGGCTATAAAATAAGATCTCTTACAGATACAATTAATAGCACTAACAATAAAATTGAAGAAACTAAGGAAGAATTAAATAAAGAAAATAATAATTTAAAAGTAACAATGGAAAAAAGAGATTCTGAAATTGAACTAAGTGTTAAAAATGAAAAAGAAGATAGAGAGGCATCTATTAAAGTATTAGATGGGAAAATAGAGGAGAAGGTAAGTGAAGAGGATTTTGGATCATATAGAGAACAAACAGCTAAAGTTATAAGAGAAAAAGTAAGTGAAGGTGACTTCAGTACATTAGTTGAAAAAAATGCACAAAGTGTATTAATTGCTATTAAGAATGAGACTGAAATGAATGTTATATTTGATTCAGATGGTCAAACAATTAAGAATGGTGCATTAGTTGTGAAAGACAGTAAAGGAAAGACAGTTATGCGATTTAATAAAGATGGAACTGTAGGTGTACAAGACATTGAAGTAATTAACAGAGATAAATATAGTGCATTATATAGAACATTATCTAATATGGATGAATTATGGTTTCGAGATGTTGGAATAGATCATTTAGTTATTGAAAATGATGCTTTTTATATTAAAGATGATGATTTTGGAAAGGGATATAACTTAAAGCACTTTATAAGAATGGTATTAAAAAATGAAGGATTAATATAAAAAAGAAAGGATGGTTAAATGATACAAGAATTACAAACTGAAAGATTAGACATTAATAACAAGTATGATATTGACTTTAGCTGTAAGCAATTAGATGATATTATACTTAAAATAATTGTCTATGATAAGAGTTTACCAGCAGATTTAAGCAATTATAATTGTAGGCTAAAAGCTTTTAAGAGAGATCTGGTGCCATTAATACAGAATACTAATATTATTATTAAAGATAATGTTGTAATTATAAAAGTAGATAAGCAATTAACAACAACTACTGGAACAGTTAAGGCAGAGTTACAATTTATTAATAAAACTACTTTGGAAAAGAAGAGTACATTTTATATAAATATAGAAGTGATAGCAAGTGTGTTAGACGTAGAGGGAACTGTAAGCACTCCAACATGCACTATTTTAAAAGAAATAGATCATAAGCTAGACCAAATAGAGAATATAGGAGAAGTGCTTGATCAAGCTAAAGAAGTAAGAGATACGCTAACTAATACAACTATACCAGGAGCAACTAATATTAATAGTAAATTAGAAACTAACATTAATAATGCTAGTACTAAAATAAAAGAAGTTAAAAGTATTATATCTAGTGCATCTAATAAAATAGAGGAAGTAGAGACAAGCGTTAATAATGCTAATACTTGTAAAAAAGGATTAGATCTAAGTAAAACTAATGCAGATATTTCTAAAGAAAATTTAGATGCTGCTAATGTACAAGCAGAGAAGAATATAGAAGAGCTAAATAAAATCGGAGATGCTAAAGATCTTGCTGCCAAAGTAGAAACTAATAAAAATAATATAGAAAATTTACAAGAAAAAGTAGAGGATAATACTTCGCAATTGAAAGAAAAAGCGAATTTAAAAGATGTGAAAATATTTAGCAGTTTAGCGGATATAGGATTAACTCAAAATGATATGACTACAGATTTTTCAAATAATGTACTAAAAATTATTAAAGCTATGGGTAAAAATCGAAGATTGGTATTATATCCTTATGATAAAGAATCAAATACTAATTTATATCAATCAGTTAAAGCATGGTGTGGGGTAAATACTGATGCTTTAACTGTTATTATAGATTCCTCTTTTAATGGTGCTACTAATCTCCCAAACAAAATAAAAGTTTATCCCAATACAAATGATGGTAACAATAAATATTTTATTGGATTTTTTGATAATCAATTAGGAAGATGTCGAGAAATTCAGTTTGCAGATGATACTGGTTGGATTGATATTAGTTCTACAATAAATAGTAAAGCAACTGGTACTGTTAAAATAAGACGTATACGCAATGAGGTATTTTTTCAGATACGTTATAAAGGAATAATAAATGAGAATGAAATTGTGGCTACTATGCCTGCAGAGTATGCTCCAAAAGGACAAAGTGAATATGTTTTTTGTAGATTTCCTACGGGTATCATTACTTTAGATATACAACCAAATGGAAGGGTTATGATGGATTATGTAAATGTAAATACACAAAAACCAGACTTTACATGTTGTGCAAGGACATCATATCTAATAGATTAGGAGGGATAAGTAAATGCTAGTAAGTGTAGTAGATAGTAATGGTTATATTTTAATAAATTGTATTGAAAAAGAAAAAACAACAGATGAAAATATATGTGTAAAACCGTTGAATAATTATTCTTTAGTAAAACCTAAATGGAATTTTGAAAAAGAAGAATGGATTGAGGGTGCAACACAAGAAGAAATTCAAGAATGGGAAGAAAAGAATAAGCCTAAACCGAAAGAACCAACCGAAACAGAAATATTACAAAAACAATTATTAGAAACTCAAAATTTAGTCTTAGAATTACAATATAAATTAACAAATAAAGATTTAGAAATAAAATAAATAATTTAAAATAGAAAGGAAAGATGTAAAATGTTATACAATGTAATAAAAAATTTAATTAATCACAACTACTACGAAAGAGAGGATATGACTAATAAATTAAATGTATTTATGTTGGTGAATCAAATAGCTCAAGACCAATACTTAGAACTACTTGCTATGATTAATCCAGTAGAGAATGAAATGAAAGAGGAAGTTAAAGATGATAAAGTCGAAGAAAAACCAGTAGAAATAGAACCCAATAAGGATAAAACAACTTTAGATAATTCTAATAAAATAGAAGAAATTAATACAGAAGTTGTTTCGCAATAGCAAACTATCACAAAGTTAAAATTAAATATTAAAGCAGCAGATCAAGCACCAGTAAGGTGTTTTTTTTGTTGCTTATTTTTATAGAAAGAAGGTTTATAAATGGAAAATATATTCAAGTATTTTAAAATTTTAATAGTTAGTTTAGGTACAGGGTTTACTTGGCTGTTTGGAGCTTGGGACACAGCCTTGCAAGTGCTAGTCGGATTAATGGTATTAGATTATACAACTGGCGTATTAAGAGCATGGATTAATAAAGAATTAAGTAGCAACACAGGATTAAAGGGAATAGCAAGAAAGGTTGTTATATTTATAGTTTTAATAGTTGCTGTTATGCTAGATAGATTACTTAATACTAGTGCATGGGTATTTAGAACGTTAGTAGCATACTTTTATATAGCTAATGAGGGTATTAGTTTATTAGAAAATGCAGTAGGTTTAGGAGTACCTGTTCCAGAGCAATTGAAAGATGCACTTATACAGCTTAAAGAAGGAGAAAAGAAAGAGATTAAAGAGTAGCTAAAAATTAATTTTTAGTTGCTCTATTTTTATATTTTAAATTTAGAAAGGATTTGATTTCATGAATATTATAGATAAAGGATTAAGTTTTGGAGATATGAATTATAATAATAAACCTAACACACTTATAGTTCATCACATCGAAGCAGAAGGGGTAAATTGGACAGTAGAAACTATACACAATATGCACAAAAATGAAAATGGCTGGGCAGGAATAGGGTATCATTATTATATAAAATTTGATGGCTCAATTTATAAAGGTAGACCAGATAATGCACTAGGGGCTCATTGCCAAGGTGCTAATACTAATACACTTGGAATAGCATTTGAAGGTAATTATGATAAAAGAACAGAAATGCCTACAGCTCAATTTAATGCTTGGTGTGAATTAAAAGATTATTTAAACGATAGATATGGAAATATGCCTGTTTATGGTCATAGAGAAAAGGGGAGTTCAGAATGTCCGGGTAAATATTTTCCACTTGCAGATGTTAAAACTGCAAAAGTAACCAAAGATAAAGGATATGTAATAACTGATTATTTACCAGATGGGTATAGAGGAAATAATGAATTTGAAGGTGTTGATTTAGAATATGTGTTAAGTTATTTCAAAGGCATTAGATGCTATATTAAATCCAATTCCAAAGGTGTATGGATAGAAACACAAGTCTTACAAATGTCTAAGTGTTTAGAACTTAAGAAAACTTTAGGTAGTTGGTTTTATGCTATAAAATAGTATATAATAATTGTGGTTAGATTACACGCATAAAATTAGAAAACGGAAGGGTAGCAGATAGGAGAAATCTTATTTGCTACCCTTTTCTTTTTATAGAAAACTTGTACAAATTGTAGTATTATGTAAATATAACCAACAAAAAAGAACTCATGTGACTACTAATCAATTATGAGTTCTCAGTTATAATAAAATTTGTTTAACATATCTCTATTATAACATATTATTGGTTAAATATAAATAATAGGAGATTTTATGATAGATAACATTGAAATATTTGACTTTAGAGCATTGAAAAATATAAATATAAAATTAGGAAAACATATAACTGCTATAGCTGGAAGAAATGGAATAGGTAAATCAACTATTTTGGCATTATTAGGAAATTCTTGTGAACTAAAAAGTAAAACAGGAAAAACTTTATTTAATAGTCAATTTAGAACTGAATTTAGTGAAATTTTTAAAGGTTCAGAAGAATTTGATAAGAGCAGTTCAAATAAATGTAAAATTAATTTTTGCAATGAAGACTTTAACAATATAGAAGAAACAAAAATTTGTAGAGTATCTTGGCAAACAGTTGTTAAATTGGACAAAAAAATAAAAAGATTCAGAATTATTCCAGAAACTAAAGGAAAAAATCCTAATAGTAGAAAGAAAGAATGGCCATCATTATATCTAGGATTATCTAGATTGTATCCAATAGGAGAAGTTAAAGATGAGAAAATTAAAATTAATAAAATGAATAAGTTAGAAAATCATGATAAGGAGTATTTTATTAATAATTATAAAAATATTCTTAATATAAATTTTAAGGAAGATGAAATATGTCTTGATATGATAGATATAGGAGATACTTCAAGAAAAAAAGGAGTAGGTGTAAATACATCAAATTATAGTTCAATTACAAATTCAGCGGGTCAAGATAATATTGGACAGATTATAATGGCTATTTTATCATTTAAAAAACTAAAAGAAAAAGATGCAAATTATAATGGTGGAATTTTATTGATAGATGAAATAGATGCAACTTTACATCCAATAGCTCAAAATAAATTAATGGATTTTTTATATAAAGCTAGTAAGGACTTAAAAATACAAGTAGTATTTACTACACATAGTATATCTTTATTGAAATATCTATCTGAAAAAGTTTCACATAATAAAGATGAAATTAATAACAATTATGAAATTTATTATTTCACTAACAATAATGGACCATTAAAATCAAATAGAAATCCTCAATATTCAATTATAAAAAATGATTTAACACTTGCAAAGCCAGAAATACATAATACAGTAACAGTATATGCTGAAGATAATGAGGGCAGATGGATGTTTGAAAAATTAACATCTAACTATTCTATTTTTTTAAGAACTGTTAAGGTAAAATTGTCATGTGATGCGTTGCTACAATTAAATAGAAATGATCCTATATATTTTTCAAATATACTTTTCGTATTAGACGGAGATGTGTCAGATGAAAATATAAGAAAGGAGAATATTAAAAATAATATAATAAAATTACCAGGTTTAACTAGACCAGAAGAAGTTATATATAAATTTTTATTAAATTTAGATTCTGAATCTGACTTGTGGAAAAAAGGACAAATATGTGGTTTTGCAAAGGAGAATATTATTGAAAATGGACCAGAATCTAACAATTATGATGGAAAACCTAGAGAAAAATATAAAGAATGGTTTAATGATAATCTTGAAATTATGGAAGCATTAGGTGTATTTGATTATTGGATTGAAGAAAATAAAGAGGACTATATTGTTTTTCTAGAGAACTTTAAAAAAGCTTATAATGTAATAGCTCAAAGAATTTTAGGAACTACAATTTAA